AGGCGGGATTGTCACTTCCGACATGACGCTGACGGGGAATCTCACCGTCGGAGGATTCGTCGACTTCGCCCATGGGCTGCAGGCGGGCAGCACGAATAATCAGATCATAGATGACTTCGGTCGCATCCCGGAGATCTCTGCTCTCTTCTTCTCGAGTCTCTCGGGGGTGAATCTCACCGGTGTAGGACTCCTTGCGTCGAACAACGCTTGGGCGGGAAGGCAGGACTTCTCTGCGTATTCCGAGGAGCACACGTCCATTGCGATTGCAGGAGCGGAGCTTACGATTGACATGGCGTTGGGAAGCGTGTTCGAGTTCACATACAACGCTTCGATCGGGACGACGACCGTGACGAACGCCCCGGTCAGTGGGAAGTATGGCAGCTTTGTCCTCCTTGTCAACACTGTCGGTGCCGCGCTGACGTGGGCTTGGTTCACGAGTCTCGTTCATTGGCCGGATGGCACTCCTCCTACAATCACGGCAACGGCAGGACGTATCGACAAGTACTTCTTCTGGACGAGGAACGGTGGAGCGACCTGGCACGGAGCGGTCGTTGCACAGAACTACGCGCCATGATTGGGTTGAAGTTTTCACATCGCATCTCCAAGCCCATCCTCGAGTGGACTGGGCCGACGTCTGGCAGTCAGAATATGCAGGATAATCCCATTCTGTACTTCCTTCCAACGGGTGCGTACACTGTCAAGGTGAAGAGGGCAATGACCTTGACGTGGGAGATCTGCGGGAATGGTGCTCATGGAGGGCCCGGTGGAGAAGACGTTTCTGGCGGTTACGGAGGAGGCTGTGGAGAGGTTCGAAACGTTACCTTCGCTTTGGTACCCGGACAGTCTTATACTCTCGTTCTCCAGGGACCGAATGTTGCAGGCAATTCGTATCTCGCGAATGGAGCAACAATCCATGTCGCAGCAGGCGGGACGAATAACATCAACGCCCCCGTCCCCTCGAACATTGGAAATGTCGTTTTCCCAGGACATGCAGGAGGCACTGGAGGAGCTTTCGGACAGATCCCGACTACGGAGGGAGGCTCTCCGGGGGTATATTCAGGCGGCTACTCTCCAGGGAGTGGCGGAGGCGGAGGTTCTGCAAGTAGTGCGTTCTGCGAAAAGGGAGGCGATGGAGGCGGTAACCCCGGAAGTGGCGTTGGCTCGCCTCAGCCTGGAGGTTTCGTTCCGTGTCTCGGTGGAGCAGGCGGCCCGGGGATTGGGTGGAGAGTCTTCTCGATCGGAAGAGGAGGCGGGGGAGGCTCTTCAGGCAACAGCGGAGGACCGTTCCCAGGGGGCGGTAGTGTCGGAGGACAGACTCCTGGCTTCCCAGCAGGAGCAGTGACGACGTTCGTGGCGTTAGCATAGCATGGCCAAAGTCAATGCATTCAGGAGCTTTCACAACATGAAGTATAAGGTGATCGAAGTCTCGAGCGGGGAAGTCTTTAAGAATATGTACATGGGCTTCATCGGCGGAGGCAACTCGGCTGGAGAGAAGAAGAAGGCCTACGGCAGCGCTGGAGCTGTCGCACGACTCGAACGAAGGATTAAGACCAAGCTTCGGGAGATTAGCGACGAGATAGTAAGTCCACCACCGAACACTGTTCCTCGCGTTCTGAAAGAGGGGTCGCACACGTTACGGTTGACGGCGGACGAGTTTAAGATGCTGAACGAGTATCTGAATAATGTGGAGTGGCTGACGAGCGGCGCGGAAGAGGTCGCGGATATGTTCGACGCGATCGACGCGGCCGCATCGGAGGAAGGCGAGTGAGATGGCCGTAGACACACGGAGACGCAGTCGTCAGGCGCAGTATCCCCGTTTCATGACGAAGGCCATTAGGCCTGTCGGCGGGATGTTCAAGTTTGATGTTGAGGGAGATATGCCCCCGACTGCGTCTCCGGACATGCAGAATTGCTTCGTGTTGGAGGGACGGCTGTGTAAGCGGCCGGGGTATACGAAATTCGGCTTGAATAAGATTACTGGGCAGGTCATGGGGATCTTCGGCACGCAGGATGAGGAGAATAATACTCATCTCGTGGCCGTGACGATGACGGCGCTGTGGAAGTATGACTTTGCCACGAGGAACTGGGTTCAACTCACGGGGCCAGTTCTCAGCGGGGGAGACACGCAGTGGTTCGCGTTCGAGAACTCGCAGAATTCGATTTGCTTCACGCAGGGCGTGGATCAGATCATGCGGCACGACATTTCCATCCTTTCGACCACGTATGACATACTCTCCGCTGAGGCTCCTATCGCGCGGTATATCACACGCTTTGCGGACCGTCTGTGCAGCGCGTATACCACTGAAGGAGGAGTCTCGAAGCCGTTCCGTATTCGAAGACCTGTCGCCGGAGTGCACACGGATTGGGATGGGGCAGGAAGCGGGTTCAACGATCAGACAGAGTATCCCTATCACCTTCGCGGGATACGAAAGATCGGTGAGGGGATGTGCGTCTACACGGAACGTTCGATTCACGTGGCTGAGAGAACGGGCCAGGCGCTTGCTCCGTATACGCTGAAGGTGAAGACGGAAGGCGTCGGGTTGTACGGAGAGCGTACGCTTGCTCCGTTGCCTGGGTCTTCCGGCCACATCTTCATGGGGAATGATGACATATACCTGTTCAACGGGAGTCAAGAAAGAGGCGTGGCACATGCCATTCGTGACTACATCTTCAACTCCGTAACGCCGCAAAGCATCCGGTCGAACTTCGGCATCGTGATGAGCGATACTCAGGAATATTTGATGTTCGCTGCTCAGGGTGGCGCAATGACCCCGAACTCCGTCTGGGTGTTTAACTATGGGCGCAGTATTTGGTATCCGTGGGAGGTTCTCGGAGTAGGTAACATTCCTGGACCTACTTGCGCCACGCTCTGTCGGAATGATGACACGACGACGATTGATGAGCTTGTCGGAACGATGGATCAGCAGAATTGGGAGTATGACTCTCGACTGCTCGCGTCTGCGTATCCCTCGATGCTCACCGGCCACATAGACGGCCACGTGCATAAGTGGGGGTCTCAGTATCCTTCGGACGACGGTGCCGATATCATATGTTGGTGGACGTCGCAGGATATGGAATGGGATGATCTCGATCCGACCATGCCTCCGTCGAGGATTACGTTGCGTAGCCTTGGGATCAAGTATTTCGATGCAGGGACTGACGTCCACTGTAGGATCTACTTCAGCACGAACGGCGGGGGCACGTGGCAGGGTCCGTATGACATGACGTTGCCTACGGGCAGCCCAGGCGGCATCCGTGAAGCCTTTCTCAACGTGCAAGTCACGGGCGAGCGAGTGAGATTCAAGTTCGTCCACCGGAGCAATACCGAGGTGTTTCAAATTGGCGAATTTAACGCGGTGCTCGAGTTACGTGAGCCCATCTACACATGAAGTTTAATGCAACGTGGAACCCGTTTCGTCCTGAAAACTTTGAGACATGGCAGCAATGGGCGATCCGTCTCACGTCCAACATTGGCCGCCTACTGGACTCCCTTTCTCAGCTGCTTAATGGGCAGGTTACTTTCGGAAACGGGATCGACTACGATAACATCAAGGGACAGTGGATCACTCTCACGTCTAACGCAACCGGAGGGACCGAGACTGAAGTCCCTCATACGCTTGGAGTCGTCCCGCCGGGGCTCATCTTGATGGTGCCTCCCGCGGCTGGTGTCGTGAATAAAGGAACAACCCCATGGACAGTGTCGAGTCTTTACATAACGGTCAGCGCAGCGAGCCAGTCACTCACGATATTCGTCTTAGCTCCACCCGCGACGGAGTAACGCAGATCCGTCCAGAGGATCTTCGTCCGCTGCGCCTGGAGAGGCCTGAGGATCTGGAACGTCTCGTAAGGTTGTACGCCGGCCTGAAGATGCCGAAGTCCCACGAGATGGTCTTCGCACAGGCGCTTCTCGCACCGGACGCTTTCTTCGTGGAGGCGGGAGAGATTGGATTGATCTACCTGACGGCGATCATTCCAGGGTTCTGTGGACAGCTTAACGTGTCGTTCTGGGACAGCAAGCTGCACAGGAATCGGCAGGAGGCTGTGAAGACGGTCCTCTTTGAGGCGTGTGAGAAGTTCGAGCTGCAGAAGATCAACGCCAGCGTCCCGGTTTCGAACATTCCTCTACGGTCGTTCTATCGGAAGATCGGTTTCGTTATGGAAGGATGTCTCCGACGCATGTGGACCTCCACTCCACCTCAAGACATGCATGTTCTCGGCCTACTTCGTGAGGAACTCGAATGGCAGCTGCCAATAAAACCGACGACTTCTTTGGCGTAGGCATGGCGGGCGCGAACCCGTATGCGAATCAGTATCAGCCTGTCCATAACATGGCCATTGATCGGGCCAATACGCAGGCGAAGATACAGAATTCGACTGCTCCGGCGAACGCTCCGGGCGCAGCGAATCAGTATGTAGGCGGGCAGCTGAACTCGCCGCAGACGTTGTCTCATACGAATCT